AACTTCTATTTTAGATACCAATGGACTTGAATTAGCTCTTATAACAGCTACAGGATCTGCGGTAAATGAATTCACGATAGCTAATGCAGCGGCAGGTAATGGACCAACTCTTTCATCAACAGGTGATGAATCTAATGTTGATATAAATTTAAACCCTAAAGGATCTGGTGTTCTTAAATCAGGAACAGCAGCAGTTAAAGTTTCAGGAAAAGAAACTATGTGGGTACCTTCTCCAGCAATGTATGGACCTACAACTAATCCAGCAGANTCGGCTTTAGTTGAAACAACAGCAACAAGACCAGATTTAAAAGTATTTGACTTTGATGCTAGTACAGCACAATACACTCAATTTTCTGTGGCCATGCCAAAATCATGGAACGGCAGCACAGTAACTTATCAAGTTTACTGGTCTCCTTCTACTACAAACACAGGCGACTGTATTTTTGGATTACAAGGTGTTGCATGTAGTGATAGTGACACTATTGATGTTGCTTATGGTACAGCAATAGAAGTTACAGATGCTGGAATAGGAACAGTTGAAGATCTTCAAATTTCTTCTGAAAGTAGTGCTATGACTATTGCAGGATCTCCTGCAGCTGGTGATCAATGTTTTTTTCAATTATATAGAGATGCGGCTGACGGTAGTGATACTTTTACTGGAGAAGCAAGAGTTCTAGGAGTTAAAATATTCTACACTACAAACGCAGCTAACGACGCGTAAGGAGATAAATTATGGCAAGTTTTGGTTATCAAATTTTAGGATTTGGATCTGGTGAAAGTGGACCACTCCCTCAATTTACATGTGCAAGTGGAGGATCAGAATCTACTAGCGGAGATTATAAAATNCATTCATTTACAGGACCAGGAACTTTTTCTGTTGATAAAGTTGGGAATTTACCAGACTTTCCGGGTGACCCTGGAGCAGGACCTAACACAGTTTCATATTTAGTTATCGCTGGTGGNGGCGGNGGCGGAGGCCCTTCAATCGGAGGCGGAGCTGGAGCTGGAGGCTTTAGAGAAGGTCAAGATATTGCTCCCTCTTACACAAAAGCCCCTCAAGGAGCAACGTCAGGTCTAACAATTACAGAACAAGCTTATCCAATTACAGTCGGTGACGGAGGAGTTGGTTCAAACCCATCACCTCAAGATGGTACAAGAGGATCAGATTCAGTTTTTTCATCTATAACTTCTGCAGGAGGCGGATCAAGAAATTCATTAAATGAAAACACAGGAGGATCTGGAGCAGGAGGCGGACACCAAGGTGCCGGAGGAGCAGGAAATACTCCTCCAACAACTCCTTCTCAAGGTAACGCTGGAGGATCAAATGGCCCAGGACCCGTTAACACCGGACAATTTGCTGGTGCTGGCGGAGGCGGAATTGGCGCCGCGGGAAGCACATCTTCAAGTGGAGGATATGGAGCTTATTCCGGTGCCGGTGGTTCTGGATCAGCAACATCAATTACAGGATCACCTGTTACATACGCAGGTGGCGGTGGCGGCGGATCTTTCAATCAACCCGCAGATCCAGGCGGCGGCGGTGGATCTGGCGGAGGCGGAAAAGGCGCTGGTTATAGCGGACCTGTTTCTGTAGCCGGAACAGACGGACTTGGCGGCGGCGGTGGCGCCGGCGGAACACCAGCTGGCCCAGCTGCTATTCAAACAGGAAGTGCAGGAGGATCTGGAATCGTAATTATTAGATACAAGTACCAGTAATTAATTATGTCTTATAGAAGTTTTGCAAAAATATCAGAAAATAATTTAGTTCTTGAAGTATTAGTAGTTAATGACAATTGTCCAGACGATGAAACTCAGGCTAAATATTATTTAGAAAAACATAATAACTGGCCAAGTAATTTATGGATAGCATGTTCAAACCAAAGTGAACATAGCCATGGTAAGGCTGGTATAGGTTGGACTTGGGACGCAACAAATGAGAAATTTTTTGGTCCACAACCACATGCCTCATGGACAAAAGATACTACAAACGGAGTATGGGTTGCTCCTTTAACTAAACCTACATTAACAGCAGAAGAACAAGTTCAAAATAATAACGGTAGTAAAATATGGGTTTATGAATGGAGCGAATCTGCTTATCAAGCCGACAATACTACTGGTTGGATTTTAAAAGATCATTTAGTAGACCTACCTCTCTATTGACCTTTTAGTTACGTTCTGTATAAAGAACAAGAAAGCTTATGGAAAAGAAAGTATTAAGTGAAATTGATTTAATTTATGGTGACGTTTCAATGCCTTCTGGTTTTGAAATCAATAGAGACGTATTAGTAATTGATACGTTTGTTTCAAAATATACAGGAAAACCTTTTGAATTTTCTATACCTTGGGACATGTTAAATAAATATGTTAGAGAACATATTAAAGTTAATTACGATATAGAACTAGTTAATAAAAATTTTTGGGGAGACATGTATACTCCTCTTCAAAATAGTGAACTTCTTTTAGAAATAAATAAAGTAGATTTAAAAAACTCTCCTGATTATGTTTTACTTTACGGAGTAAATGTAAAAAATTGTAGTGTTAGAATATACTACGATGATAATAGAAAAAAAGGTAGAAGTTGGGATATGCCTTTAGTAAATAATAAATTTCTCTTGTTTCCCTCAACCTGTGTGTATTTTATTTCTAATAAACATGAAGATTTTTTAAATACTATACATACTATAACTTACGATAAAGTATAATGAAGTGGCTGACTTGGAATTGGACAGATGCGTTATCTAAAAAAGATATAAAAAAAATTAATAAAATAATTAATAAACATTCTACCAAGATAAAAGATAAACCAGCAGATGCAGTAAAAACTTCTAAAGTAAAATTTGTTGCTTATCAACACCTTAAAAATAATTTAGATAAACTATTAAAAGAAATATATGCATCTAACGAAATTAATTTTAATAATTTAAACATTTATCCTTATGAAGACACAAGGTACGTGCATTGTAACACTTACACTAAAAATTCTGAATATGGTTGGCATATAGATGCTAATGAAAAAAATGACGATTGGGATATAAAATATACTGTAGTAATAAATATTTCTGAGAAAAAATATACCGGAGGAAAGTTCAATATTTTTGTTAATAAAAAACCGAGACATTTTAAATTTTTTGATGAACCTGGAAGTATGGTAATGTTTAGATCACCTATTTTACATAGGGTTACTCCAGTTAAATCAGGTGAAAGAAAAACATTAATTTTATTTATTACAGGACCAAATTTAAAATGAACTTAGAAAATTATTATTGGTATTTTAAAGATGCCTTATCTCCACGATTTTGTGATGAAGTAATTAAATATTCTTTACGTCAAAATGAAATGATAGGTAGAACTGGTGGATTTAATAAGGTAAAAGATTTAAGTAAAGATCAATTAAAACAATTAAGACATAAAAGAAATTCAGACGTAGTTTGGTTAAATGATAATTGGATTTATAAAGAAATAATGCCTTTTGTAAAAACAGCAAATAAAAATGCTGGTTGGAATTTTCAATTTGATTACACAGAAAGTTGTCAGTTTACTAAATATAAATTAAATCAATATTACGATTGGCATTGCGATAGCTGGAATAAACCATACGATAGAAGAAATAAAAATGGTGTATTACCTAATGATGCTTGGGATCATGGAAAAGTAAGAAAGCTTTCACTGGTTTGTCAATTAACAGATGGTTCTGAATACACAGGTGGAGAGTTAGAATTTGATTTTAGAAACTATGACCCACCCATGCGTGATGAAGAAAAACATTTAACTAAATGTAAAGAAACATTATCTAAAGGAAGTATAATTGTTTTTCCTTCGTTTGTATGGCATAGAGTTAAACCAGTTACGTCAGGTACAAGATATAGTCTTGTAGCATGGCATTTAGGAAATCCTTTTTTTTAATATGAAATATAATTATTATTTTCCTAGCCCAATCTCAGTTGAAGAAAAACCAGAATTTATAAATTCTTTAAATAAAGCTTCTAATAAATTTATTAGTAATGCTAAAAAAGATGAAAAAAAATATATAAAAACTTACGGAGACTTTGGTCGAAGTTATCATTCTGTTCAATTAACAAAAGAAAATGATTTTATAGATTTTAGAAACTATGTAGGAGAAAAATCATTAATTTTTTTAAATGACATGGGTTACGACATGTCTCACTATGAAACTATTTTTACAGAATTATGGGTACAAGAGTTTGCTAAAAAAGGTGGCCATCACTCTGCGCATGTTCATTGGAATCAACACGTGTGCGGATTTTATTTTTTAAAGTGTAGTGATAAAACATCACACCCTATTTTTCATGAACCTAAAACTGGAGCCAGAGCTACAAAATTAAAAATGAAACAAGATATAAAAGGTATATGGCCAGGGCACGATCTATTTCATTTAGAACCTAAACCAGGAACATTAATTATATTTCCAGGGTACCTAGCACACGAATTTTCTGTGGACCACGGACTAGAACCTTTTAGGTTTATACATTGGAATATACAAGCTGTACCTAAAGGAGTTGGCGATGTTTAAAACATACAAAAATATTTTAAGTAAAGAAGATTTAAAAAGATTTAATCAAGAAGTTATAGAAAATAATAACTTTGGATGGTATTTAAACACCTCTTCTGTAAGAGATTACCCTACTAAATCTAATTTTGATTCTTTTTTATTTTTTAATCATGAAATATTAATTAGACCAGAAAATAGAAACGGCGCTAATGGGGTAAATTCTTTTTTGTATCCTTTTATGGAAGAAATTTTTTCAAAGTTTATGGGTCGAATTAAAGTAAAGTATAGCGAATGTTTTAGAATTGCACTTAATTTAACTTTTAATAACGGACACACACAATGTCCGCCTCATTTAGACCATAAGTTTAAATACAAACAACTATTAGTTTATTTAAATAAAGATATTGATCCTTCAGCTTGCACAATAGTAAAAGATAAAAAGTATGCCCCAACATTTAATTCAGGTCTACTATTTGATAATGTAGTTCATTACCATATGGTGCCTAAAAAAGGTCACAGAATAGTGGCCGTATATACATTTATATAATGGAAGAAATACACGAAAATATTTTAACTGAAAAAGAACTAAAAAATTTATTTAAGTTTATAAAAACAAAACTAGAATATTTAAGTGATACACATCCTGGTCTTCAAACTCGTAACAACTTACACAAATATGAGGAACTAGATATATTTTTAAAAAAAATAAAAAAATATTATGCACCATACAAAGTATTTTCTTGTTGGGCAGTTTATAGTGAAGGAGATTCTGTGTGCTGGCATAATCACTGTCCAGAAGAAAAAGCTGTTTGGTCTTTTGTTTATTATATAAAAAATAAAGATGGTATAGGAACTATGTTTAAAGACCCTTCTGTTAAAGCTTTTGATTTAGTCAAATTTACTTCTGGTAAACAAAACTCTTTACTAAAGTTTGCAAGTAATGTAATACATTCTGGTCCAATAAGTCATAAAAAATTAGAAAGGTACATCGTGGCATTAGATGTAAAATAATATGAGTTTTAAAACAAAAAAATATACACTTATTAAAAAAGCTATTAGCCGAGACATGGCTACTTTTTTATGTAATTATTTAGCTATAAATAAACAAGTTTATGATACTTTTCTTGTGAATAGATACATATCTCCTTTTGAAAAGATGATGGGTTTTTACGAAGGTAAAGAAGATCAAATCCCTGGATCTTATTGTACTTATGGAGATGTTGCTATGGAAACTTTAATGCTTAAACTTAAACCTATTATGGAAGAAAAAACAGATTGTAAATTATATCCTGCATATTGTTATTCAAGAATTTATTCAAAAGGTGATGAACTTAAAAGACATAAAGATAGATTTAGTTGTGAGATATCAGCCACTATGAATTTAGGTGGCGATCCTTGGCCCATATATATAAATGAAAAAACTAATGTAGGTTTACCAAGAGAATTGGGTGGACCTAAAAATTGTAGTTTTACAAGCAAAGGGGAAGGCACTAAAATATGTTTAGATCCAGGAGATATGTTGGCTTACAGAGGCTGTGAAATAGAACATTGGAGAAAAAAATTTGAAGGTAATGAATGTATACAAGTTTTTTTACACTATAATAATATTAATACACCCAAAGCTAGAAAAAATATGTTTGATAAACGCCCACATTTAGGACTTCCTCCGTGGTTTAAAAAAAATGAAAATAATTAAAACTCAATCAAAAATAATAAAAACAAAGATAAAAGAACACAGACGTTTTAAAAAAGAGTTATTAGATTTAATTAATAGAATGCCAAATAAATCTCATCAATGGATAACAAAATCTGATTGGAGTTTACCTCAAAATTTTTCAAGACCTTATTTAGATTTATTTTATAAAGAAGTAATACCTTCTTCTATGCAAAAAATGCAAAATCATTTTAAAGCAAAACGATGGTTTATTTCTCGTGGTTGGTTTCAACAATATGAAAACAATTCATACCATCAATGGCATAGTCATCCAAGGACAAATTGGGCTAATGCTTATTTTTTAGAGCTACCTAATTCAAGATTTAAAACAAAAATTAAAATTGATAATAAAGTCATAGATTACGACGTTAAGGAAGGGGACTTAATTACTTTTCCAGCGTATTTACTACATACTTCAGAAAAAAATAAAGACGGCAGGAAAACAGTTATAGCATTTAACTCTGATTTTATATATGATTAAACCTATTGAAATAAGGCTTAATCTAATGTAATAGCTAATAAACAGGATTTTATATGCTACAAAAAATAGATTTTTTACCAGGATTCAATAAACAAGTTACTCCCACTGGCGCTGAAGGACAATGGACCGGTGGAGAAAATGTTAGATTTAGATATAATACTCCAGAAAAAATAGGCGGATGGTCTCAATTAGGGGATAATAATCTAACTGGAGTTGCTAGAGCTCAACATCATGTAATCAATCAAACTTCAATTAATTTTTCTATTATAGGTACTAATAGAATTTTATATGCTTATACCGGGGGAATTTTTTATGACATTCACCCAATTAAAACTGATTTCGGAGCATTAACAAATGCCTTAGCTAGTACTAATTCTTCTGCTATTCTTACTATTACTTTATCTACAACTGCTGGAATGACAGCAGGAGATATTTTACTTCTTGAAAATGTTACCATTCCTACAGGTTCAGGTTATTCGGCTTCTGATTTTGATGATAAAACTTTTATGATAACTGAAGTAGTAGATGCTACCTCAGTTACTATTACTATGGGATCTGCTGCCAGTGCAACGGCTACTGATGGAGACTGTTCTGTTAAATGGTATTATCCTGTTGGTCCTGCTGAACAATTAGGGGCATACGGGTGGGGTATCTCTCAATTTGGTGGAACTGTTTCTGGAGCTAAGACTACAACTTTAAATGGAGCTTTAGGAAATGATGCTTATGGAACAGGTGGTTCAGGAACTAGCATTACTTTAACGTCTGTAGTTGGCTTTCCAACTTCAGGTACTAATTATATTCAAGTAGGCACAGAAGAAATATCCTACACAGGAGTTTCAGGAAGCGATTTAACAGGAATTACTAGAAATGCTAGAGGAACTACAAGAGCTGCTCATTCTGATGGAGCAACTGTTACAGATACTTCAGACTATTCTGGCTGGGGTAGTGCATCAACCAACACTGATAAAGTTCTTGATCCAGGTTTATGGGTCATTGACAGCTTTGGTCAAAATGTAATTGCTCTTATTGTTAATGGTCCCTGTTT